ATCATTTAATGCTGATGTAGCCCAACCAACTACAGCTGGTGCAATTACTCTTGATATTGCTCAAGGTGGCACTACAATCCCTGGAGGCAGAATGATAACAACCCCAACTGTTATCAATGCTTTCTTTAATGTTTCTTCAAGTGTTCTGGTAAAGGTAAATTGCAGAGAAACAGCTGCTATCAGTGTTATTAATAACTCAGGTACAGATATCACAGCTCAACAAGCAAGTTTGACAATTAAAAGACTTTGTTAATTGGAGGTGAAAGCAAATGCTGATTAATGGTCAAGAAGGATCGGCTGCAAATTATTCAGAAATGTCTCCAATAGAAATCTTTGAGAAAATCAATAATCATCAGCTTAAGGGAATTATGTTCCATGATAGTTTGATCTCGTTGTTTGACTTCTTGTATCTTCCCGGATTTAAGCGTTGGCAAATGTGCCAGCTTAGGTCTGAATCCGAAGAACGTTGTGAATTCAAGCATTATGTAATGAGGAACCATCATAAACTTCTTAAAGATGCTCCTGACACTAAAGAGGAAATTATCCCTGAAGATTGGTATCAATATACTAGATTTGATGTTACTCCACAGCTTAGAAGGCAGTATGTGGAAAGTGCATTTATCAAGTATAAGGAATGGGAAAATAAGACCAAAGCTTTGTATGAACAATGCTCAAAAGTTCTTTACGATAATGGCAATATTTTAGATGCTTGTAAAATTCAGGAGTTGGCAGAAGATGTGGAAAAAGAATTGGCTTGTGTCAATAAGTACTACCTCAAGCTTAAAGCTGTTGGATTTGATTCTGAATTTATTTATGAAATGCAAGAACATTTTCACAAGAAATATAAATAAATGATATAAGGCCACCTATTTTGGGTGGCTTTTTATTTTGTAAACAATTTGTTAAATATATCATATGCCTATTTACAAATACCAAAATCTGTGTTATAATATAAACATAATAAAACATAAGATAAAACCTAATAATACTTACGGAGGTAAAACAGTTATGGCAAACTTTAACTATGAATGGTGGACAGTTTCAGTCAAATGTTTAACAGGCACATATTCATACGAATTCAAAGCAAAGAATAAACAGAACGTTATCCGTCAAATCAAAAAGCTGGAAAAAGAAGACTTCAGCATAGTAGAAATTTACTGGGATACGTTAAAACTTGATAGGGTTGGCCATCAAAGATTAAGCTAACAAAAAGTAAATGTTAACTTTCTGTAAATTCTGACAAAACCCTATTTACAAATTACTGAATGTGTGATATAATAAATACATAAAATAAAACAAAAACAAATCACTTGAAAGAACCAAGTTGATAATGAACGGTAAATCTTATGGAGGTAAATCAAAATGAAAGTTAATACTTTAAAAGAGATCGCTGTAGTGGATGCTATTAATATGCCCTATCTAATGATTGATATGGCTACACCTGTTAAGGGCTATGAAAAATACAATTTTCATAGAGGAATGAGATGTAAGATCAATGGCTTCCCATTCGAGCTTATGTCAGAAAATGAAGAATTATCTTTGGAAGCGGAGGCAATTTCAATAACCAGATGGAGGCAAAAGGAATCAAACACCTTTAAGCCCATTCCTGAATTTAAAGGTGGAGAAACTATTGCAATCATAAAAATATTTGATGGTTATGCAAAAGCTTTTACATATACTCTTCCAGATAAAGTACGGCAGCAATCTTTCATAATCAAATAAAATTTTGGTGTAAGTGAAGCGATAACACTTAAAACACTAATATGCCTCTATGGTGGAATTGGTAGACACAAAGGACTTAAAATCCTTCGGAGTAAAACCCGTACCGGTTCAAATCCGGTTAGAGGTACCATTAAGTTCGACAGATAAAAACTTATGTTGTGAGCACATAAGAACATTTTTAGAACTTATTCTTGTACATTGAGCAAGTACAAGGAGGGTGGACGAACTGGTTGTATAACTCTTTTTACAACATAATATTGGACAAAAATATCAAGTACGCCAATCAATATGATTTTATTACGGCTTTTGAAGAATATCATACACACAGCTCCCAATGCCTATGAGGTTAACTAGGCAGTCCACTTTGGGGTATAGCCAAGAGGTAAGGCAACGGACTTTGACCCCGTCATTCCACTGGTTCGAATCCAGTTACCCCAACCAATACTCTTAAACATTCAAGAGGAATAATAAAATACGGAGGTAAATATTATGGAACCTTATACAAAAGAATGCTTGGAAAGCTATACGGTTGCAGATCTCAGAAAGATTGCTAAAAACTTTCATATTGTTGGTAGATGGGAAATGAATAAATCCCAGCTTATAATAGAGATTCTGTTATCTCAGAAAGATTGGGAGGTTGGAAAAGAATCCTGTCTTAATGCAATTGAAGTTTATGAAGCAGAAAAGAAGCAGTCTGAGAATGAGGAAACTAAAGAAACTTTTGAAAACAAGAAAGTTATGCAAGACAACTCTAATAATGACCATTCAAAATATTTAGCTAATATTGAGGTTGGAAGATTGGTTGCTTTTAATGACCATAATATGGGAATTGTAAGAACAGCTCGAGTGGTAAATATCTCTCAGAAAAGACAGCAGCTTAAGGTAATTGATATTTATGGAAGCATTGAGATAATATCCTTTGAGCAAGTTGCTTGGGTAAAAACAGGAAAACGTTGGCCAAGAAGACTATTCCACCTTATTAGATGTGGCCAGCTTCACCAATATATGCTTAGAAATTAGGTGGTATAAGTTGAACAAAAAGACCAAACAGCAACTGGATGATTTAATCATTAATTACAAGAAAAACAAAGAGAGAATCGAAAAGTTGCAGAGTGATAATGATTTTATCAAAAACAGAATCATATTTTTGTTAGGTAAATCAAAAACAAAAACCTTTGAATATTACAATCCAGAGATTTTTCCAGATATAATTAAGTGTACAGTATGCGAAAGAAAAACCCTGAGTTATGATGTTCAAAGAGCCAAAGATCTTCTTGGACGAAAAAGGCTGAATTCTATTTTGGATAAAGATTATTCTATAAGTGATATTGAAAAACTTAAGGAATTAGCTAAATCCCATGGAATATCTGCAAATGAATTGAAGTCTTGCCTGGAAGTCCAAGAAAAAATAAATAGTAAGAGACTAGACCAAGCTTATAACTTAGGAGAAATTGACGACAAGGAAGTTGAAGAATTTGTAAAGGTTGACACAACTTCCAAGTATTTAACTTTCAAGTAAGTTGGTGTTATATAAATGTTGGATAACAAACAAGGTGAGAATCTTGCTAAAGTATTATTATATTATGGTTTGATTGAAAGTCCTGATGTAAGTGACCAAAAAATAGTTTGTCCATTCCACGAAGATGTGAATCCTTCCATGGCAATTAATTTAGTTGATGGCACATATTATTGTTTTGGCTGCAATAAATCTGGGGGTCCTGAAAGTTTTGTATTTCAGATGGAATCAAAATATAATGGACTAAATGATTTACAATCCTTGATAAAATATCATAAGATTCTTAAAACAAATAAATCACTTCCCTTAAAATTCTCTAGGAGTAGAAAGTATAAGAAAAGTGATAAGATTTATTTGGTAATGGCCCAAGATTATTATTATTGTTTATCCAAGACAGATTGGTATAGTAATGATTCGGAAGTTTTAAAGGTATTATCATACATGAAACAAAGAGGATTTACTAGGGAGATCTTAAGCAAAGTTGGTGCAAAGATAACCTATAATAATTCTTATCCAATAATATTTCCAATCATGGATAACAAAGAATTTAAGGGTTATGTATGCAGAACAACAAATAAATCCATAGAACAAAAAAGAAAATATCTTTACAATGAAGGTTTTTCTAGAGCAACTACTTTGGTGGGAAAATATTCAGAAGGATGTATACCAATTATAGTTGAGGGCTATATGGATATGCTTAAACTAATCCAATTTGGTGAGGAGAATGTAATTGCTTTATTTGGTTGGAAAGCTACTGAAAATCAAATAAATAAAATGAAAAGAGCAGGAATTAAAAAGATAATTTGTGCTACTGATAATGATGATTGTGGAATCAAGGGCTATCATTACCTCAAGAATTTCTTTGATGTAAAAAGATTTTGCTTTCCCAAAGGTATTAAAGATGTGGGAGAGATGAATGTACAAACATACAAAAGATGCAAAATAAAAACAATGAGCAAATAAATCGGAGCTTATAAAATGCTGTAAATAGTCTTGATTGATTTGACACTGGACTAAAACAATTGACACGGTTCGGGCTTGGGATAATTCATTTCTTTGGAGCTATATAGCTTAATTGATATGGCCGATTTGCAAAAGGGTTTAATGCTTTAATTTGTCAGATACATTCGATAAATTTATTTTTAAGGAGAAAATACAAATGGGAATTTTGAGTAAGATTAAAAGTGACGTTAAGAAATCTGGTCAAAATAAAGGAAAGTTTATGTACTTTCGGGAAGGTGTAAAAACTCGTGTAAGATTCTTGACGGATATGGAAGATGGCATGGGGGTAGTTTTCCACGATAGTTTTGCAGATGGTATAAATGTTCCTTGCAGGGAAACATTTGGTAAGTCTTGTGATTATTGTGAACAGGAAGGACTCCGTACAAGAAGTCAGTATATATGGTCTGTATGGGACTACGAAGCAAAAGAAGTAAAGCTGATTATGGCACCAGTAAATAACTGTTCCCCGGTTCCGGCATTGGTTGCTCTTTATGATACATACGGCACTCTTACTGATAGAGACTATGTAATCACAGTTACTGGCAAGCAGCAGAATAAGTCTTTTTCTGTAATTCCAATGGATAAAGCAAAGTTCAGGAATGAGAAGGCAAAACCATTCTCACAGAAGAAGGTTTTGGAACTTCTCGATAAAGCTTTCCCTGATGAGAATGAAGACGATGAAGATGAAGAGTATGAAAAGCCAACAAAGAGAAAGCCGACAAAAACTTCCCAGAAATCTAAAGAGGTTGACGATGATTGGGAAGACGAGGACAATGAAGATCTTGACTATTCGGAAATGTCTCCGAAGGAACTTTACAAACTCTGTAAAGAAAGAGATATTGATGTAGAGCCAAAGAAGAATTCCAAGTACTATATTAATCAGCTTGAGGAATATGACCAGGCTCAGGATGATTGGGCCGACGAAGACGACGATGATTGGGAAGATGATGAGTAAAAACATTATTATCTTTGGTTGTGATAATTCCGGCAAAACCACGTTAGCCTCTAATTTATTTTGCCGCATGAGTGCAGTGTTATTCCCTCCTTTGGGTCCTGCAACTTTGGATCAGCAAAAGGCTTATCTGAAAAGAATACGGGAAAGTAAATTTAGGTGTATATGTGATAGATTCCCACCTATAGAGGAAATGGTTTGCGGAAATGTTTTGAGAGGTACTTCCAATTTTAAAGAGGATGATCTCAAAGAATTTTTGGATTGCCAATTTATTTGGTGTAACCCAAGTTTTACCTCGATTTTAAATTGGGGAGAACGGGAGCAAATGAAGGGTGTAAAAGAAAATATTGCCCCTTTATATTTTGGGTATCTCAAAATTTTTATGAAGTTAAAAGAACTCGGTGCAGATGTATTTGAATACAACTGGGAAAAAGAAGAGGAATTTAAAAACCTGTGTTGGCATATAAATGAAAGAGGTAATTAAGAATGAATATTACTCACGCAATTCACGAAGAAGTTACTGGAGATAAGTTAGAGGCGATATTTAAAAGACAATCCGAATTGATGTTTAAGTATCATGATATTGAAAAGAGATCAGGATTGCTTCAGACCGAAGATTGTCCTGTTAATCTGGATGATAAAAGAGGACAGGCAAGAATTAAGGATTTTGCTTGGAGAGTAACTGAGGAAGTGGGAGAAGCTTTGGATGCTTATCGTAGTAGAGATGATGAACATTTCCACGAAGAACTCATTGATGGGCTTCACTTCCTTACAGAGCTTTCAATTTTGGCAGGAATTACCCCAAGGGAAATTGTGCAAAATCTAGTTGATTCTATACCTACCCTTTCTTCCAATGCTGCCGAAGATGAGGATTGCTTAGATTCTATTTATGAATTGGCTCAGGTCCAGATTTACTTGGATGGAGCAATTACTGCTTTTGTAGAATCAATTGGAATGATGTGCAATTGTCTCAAAAATAAACCTTGGAAACAGAGCAATATGGTTACAGATAAGGAAGCATTTTATAAACGTCTTTCCAACCTCTGGTCCAGTTATATTTCTGTTTTGGCAACAGCTAATCTTTCACCGGAAGAGGTGGTTGATGTTTACCTCAAAAAATCTCAGGTCAATAAATTCCGCCAGAGGAGTAATTATTGATGTTGGTAAGAAAATACCAAAACCTGACGGAAATGTTTATGGAATTTAATCGGGAGATTATTTCAAAGCCATCCCAAATGCTTGATTATGTTCACGGAATTCTTGGTTACATAGATAACGTAGTATTAGCTTCTAAAAGTTGTGACTTTGATTTTGATCTATCCAGGGTAGGCTATAAGGTTGGTAAATGGAGCCATCTACTTAGAACCTATGTAGATTATGAAGAGTTGATTGAGTTTCATAAAAAATTAGAGGATTCAACTGCTCTTTCCTTGACCTATTATTTTAAACAAAAGAAAGTGAATAATGGATCTTGTTTAATTGCTATTGTTGTGTCTAGAAATGACCGGAAAAAGAAATGGACAAGGGTTAATGTTTTATATCGTACGACAGAAGTCCAAAGAAGATTTGCTGCTGATTTAACATTGGTACAATCTTTTATCAAAGAACTCCCTTCCTGTTGTGAAATCAACAGAATAATATTTTACTTCCCGCAAATGTATATAAGTGCTAAGGTTTTAAATGGGTATTTTAATATATTTGGAATTCCAATGGAATCCTTAGATAAATCTAGTGAATGGGTTAAGACCATGATTAGAGATTATGAATTGAATTATGTTCCGGGAAGTAGAATAACCACCTACCAATCAATTGCTAGAATGCAGAAGTTAAGGTTGGGATTGACTAAGTACGATCCATTGCCATCCAAGTCATTATCAATAAAAAAATATTTTGAATCCAAAAAGGAGAAATAAAAATGAGGATATATGTAGATTGGCCTGAGTGTTATGAAGAAGTAAAAAGAGATCTTGCTGAAATGGGTATTTTGGTTAAACCAAAAACAATGCAGGATAAAGTTATTGAAAACAATGAAGCCTATGAAACAATGGAGCTTCAGAATTATTCTTACTCTCTGTTAAATGCAAAATCCAATGCAATCACAAGAGTTGTTCAGCCTTGGGCAGATGCAGAATTTGAGGAGAGAATAAATCCTGCTGGTAATATAAACCCTGGAGAAGCTTGGAAGCTAAGGGAAGATGTATGGACTGAGTATTTGCATAATGGCAAAATGGCTTATACATACAACGAAAGAATTATGTTTAATAACCAGCTTAATAAAATCATCAAACGGCTTAAGGAAGATCGGGACTCTAGACAGCTCTGGTTGTCAATTTGGAATCCAGCTATTGACCCTGATAAACTTGGTGGTGTTTCAAGAGTTCCTTGCTCTTTGGGGTATAACTTCCAGTTTAGAGATGGGAAACTTAATATGCACTATGTAATGCGTAGTTGTGATTTTAATACGCATTTTATAAATGATGTATATTTGGCTATCAAGCTTCTAGAATATGTGGCTAAAGAATGCGGTATGGAAGTAGGCTCTTTTACCCACACGATGTTCTCCCTCCACGTTTACCGCAAGGATATTTCAAACGTATTCTAAATGTAAATAATCTGTTAATCTATAAATTTTCTATTGACTTCCTGGGAATGATGTGATATAATATAAATATAATAAATAAAAACTTACGGAGGTAAATATTATGAACAACAAGGAAGTTATTGAAAAGGTTAAAAAGATTCTTGCTCTTGCAGAAAATAACCCAAATGAAAACGAAGCTTTAGCTGCTGCTCTTAAGGCTCAAAAGATGATGGCTAAATTCCACATTCAGGAAGAAGATCTTAGAGATGAGGTTACTGAATCTACAATTGATTCCATTGTTGCTAAATATAATGGAAAGACTGCAAAGTGGAGGCTGTCTTTAGCTTTGGTTATAGCAGCTAACTTCAGGTGTAGGGTTTATATACATAATGGCAAGGATGTTTGCTTTATGGGATATAAGGAAGATGCTATGATTTGCAAAGAGGTATTTCTTTCTATGTATTCTATTGGTGAAAAATTATCAAACAAACTCAAGAGGGAAACTAGAAAATCCAAAGGCACAGCTACAGGTGTTAAGAATACATTCTGTTGTGGTTTTGTTGATGGAATAAAATCGGAATTGGAAAAGCAATGTACAGCTTTGGTTTTGATTGTTCCTAAGGAAGTCAATGAAGCTTTTGAGGCAAAAATGAGTAATGTAAAAAGAAAGAAGGTTTCTTTGAAAATCTCTAATGATTCAGAGATTTATAATAAAGGGTTTGTAAGTGGCAAGAATTCTATTCAGGCAAGGGCAATTGAAAACAAGTAATAAATGATTCTAGGAGGGTTTTCCCTCCTAAGTTTTATTTAAGGAGAAAAAAAAATGGGATTTGATTTACATAGACACGATGAGGCAAGTAGCTTTGATGGATTCGGTAAACCAACAGAGTTAGCAAGCTTGGCTAAAGAGTATGGGTATACAATGTTAGCTGTAACAAACCACGGAAATACTACTAGCTTAGTTCAGCATTATTTGGCTTGTAAAGATGTGGGGATAAAACCAGGTCTTGGGGTAGAGGGATATTTTCTTCCGAAGTATAAACCCCAAGACAGAGGGTTCCATTTAATACTGTTGGCTAAAAATGCTCAAGGTTATGCCAATATGAACCGGATCCAGTACGAAGGTGAGAAACAGAAGTATTACAATCCTATTTGGGATTTTAAAATTCTGGAAAAATATCACGAAGGGCTGATTTGTTCTACTGCTTGTGTAGCGGGATATTTAGGACAATGTATAATTAAAGGTAAGATAGAAGTAGCTGCCAAATATCTTAAAAGAATGAAGTCAATATTTGGAGAAGATTTTTATGTTGAGATTCAGCCATATTCAATTTCTGAGGAAGGTCTTCAGGAAAAGATAAATGTTAAGTCCATTGAGTTGGCGAAGAAATTGGGTATCAAGTGTATATTAACCTCAGATTCCCACCGAGGAAGAAAAGAAGATTTTGATACTTACTTGAAGATGCACGAAATCAAAAAACCTGGTAATGCTGAATGGCTAGAACATATCACAAAAACTTACAAAGAACGTTATATGCCTAAGCCTGGGGAAATGATGAAAAGGTTTTATAAAATGCACAAGAGTGACTTTGGAGAGGCTGAAGCTAAAAGATTGGCTAAGGAAATGGAAAGAAATCTTGATGAAATTGAAGCTAAAGTTGAGGATGATATATTCAAGGATTTTAAACAGACCTTGCCAAAATTCTCTGAAGAGGATTCTACAAAATTGCTTGTGAAAAAGTTAAGGCAAAGCATGAAACAAAGAGGCAAAACAACAAAAGCCTATATTAACAGGGTCAAGGAAGAACTAGAGGTTATAAAGTCTTTGGGATTCCAAGATTACTTTTTGATTGTGGCAGATTATGTTAACTGGGCAAAGGAACAAGGAATTACTGTTGGGCCAGGAAGAGGTTCTGCTTGCAATTGTGAGGTAGCTTACTTTCTTGGTATTACGGAGGTAGACAGTTTGTATTTTGGACTAGACTTCCGAAGATTCCTCCGTAAAGATAAAAAGAAAATGCCTGATATTGATATTGACTTTGAAAGGTGCAGAAGACAAGAAGCCATTGAATATCTTATTAACAAATATCCAGGTCATACAGCAAGGATTGCCTCCTATGGTTTGTATAAGGTTGATAATCTTATCAATGACTTGGCCAAAGTTTGTGGGTTACCAACTGATAGTAAGGTGGATCCGGAAATTGTTAAGTATAATAAGAAAATGATTGCAGACCTTAAATCCCTGATTAATTCCTATATTAATGAGGACGGAATGTTAGATTCTAAAGGTTTGTTGCAAAATAAAATTTCCAGATGTTTTAATTCCGATTATGATAACATAGTAAAACACTTTACCAAGCTCTATATGAAGTTGAGGTTTATTGGAACCCACGCAGCAGGTGTTGCTGTTACTGGCGGAAACATTTTGGATTTTACTTCTTTGAGAATTGATAAGAATGGTGATATTTTTACTAGTTTTGATTTGAACGATATGGAAAATATCCACGTTATCAAGTTTGATATGTTAGGCCTGAGGACAATGGAAAGTACAGGGGAGTTGAGGGAATTAACTGGTTGTTCTGGAATCACAGAGGAAATCGTAAACGATCCAAAACTCTATGAGAATTTCAGAACAGGGCAAACTGATGGGGTATTCCAGTTTGACAAGGAAGCAGTAAGAGGAATTCTGAAGGAAATCAATTGTGATTGTTTTGGAGATGTTATTGCAGCAAATGCGATGAACAGACCTGGCCCCTTGAAGATGAAACAGCCTCAGCTTTATGCGGATAACAAATTGGAAGGCGGAACTGGATCAGCTGATGATATTTATAAATACACCAAAGATTCATACGGTACAATCATTTACCAGGAACAAATCCAGCAAATTTGCGTAGGGGTTGGAGGTATGACTTGGGGAGATGCGGATAAGGTAATGAAGATGATTGGTGGACAATCCCAGTCAGCTGACGCTAAAGCCCAATTTGAAAGAGACAAAAAAGAACTTCATGATAAGTTCGTACAAGGAGCTGTTAAAAATGGCTTCCCAAAATCTAGAGCAGAAGAAATCTTTGATATGGTCCTTGTATATTCCTTCAATAAAGGTCATGCTTGTGGTTATTCCCTGATATCTTTGGAGGAGATGTATTATAAAACCTATTTCCCTTTGGAGTATTGGTACACCCGTATTAAATATGCTCTGACTGATTCTGATTATGATAGGTTTTGTGGTAAAGCTGTGGCAAATGATGTGGTTATATTTTTGCCTCATGCAAATTATTCAGCTTCTTCTACTTCGATTAGAGTTGTTGATGGTGATAGGGTCATTCAGCAAAGCTTAAATCGAATTAAAGGTGTTGGTGATAAGGCTGCTGATTTTATAGTTGAGGAAAGAAAAAGAAATGGAATTTTTACCTCATATGATAATTTTTACGACAGATGTAAAAGCCGAGTTGTTACCACGAGAGTAATATCTTTATTGGATGAAGCTGGGGCTTTAAATTTTAACAAGAAAAAGTATTTACAAAGAGTTGTGAAATATAACTCTAGTTTGTATGCAAAAGCTTTGAGGTGATAATGTGAATAGAGATTATTTTGTAATAATGAATGAAAGTGATGAATTGTTACATAACACAAAAATAGGCGAAGCAGACACACTTGAAATAGCCAGGGAATTGGAGGCAAAATGTAAAGAGGCATACCCAAATGCAAAAATAATAATATATGAAATAGTTGAATGATAAATTAAAATTATATTGTGAGGCTGATAGAATGAATGTAACAATTTTAAGGCACCCAACTGAAGAGGATTGGGAACGTTGCAAAATGATGGCAATGAACACGATTGGTAAGAATTGGACAGGGGAAGTTACTAATACCTGGAAGGATAAAATTTTAAGAGCAAGACACTCCCCGATAAGAACTTTGATGTTTACGATTAAAATGGAAGTTCCCTACTATGTGTCTGTACATTTTGTTCGCCACAAATATGGGGTAGAACATTATGTATCATCCCAAAGAAATGATAGACAAGATAAATATGACCGGAGGGAAGCTAAGCAGTCAACCCCAGTGATCCATATTATGGATATTAATGCGGAGGAATTAATGACCATTGCCAACCGAAGGTTGTGTAATCAAGCTGATGTTAAAACAAGAGAGATTATGAATCTGATTGTAAAAGAGGTTTTGAAAACCAACCCCGAGTTTACTCCACACCTAGTTCCCCAGTGTCTTAAGTTGGGTTTGGGAATTTGTCCAGAGTTCAAACCTTGCGGGAGAATGAGCAAAAAGGATGATGAATAAATGATCTTATGCCAGTTTAAACGCTGGCATATTTTTTTAATATTTCAATTGTAAATAATTTATTAACTCTTGCTTTTATCTATTGACTTTTGCAAGATTATGCTGTATAATATATACATAAACAAAAACAAAATATATAAATCTTACGGAGGTAATTAATTATGAAAACTACAAAGAAAACTATGATTGCTGAAATGCTCAACAAGGTAAACGCTAAGAAGAATGAAGAAGGTAACTTCTCAATAACAGCTGAAGCTCTTGATGAACTCAGAACACTGGTTGAAGAATCCGAGATGTTCAAGGTATGCAAGAACAAGAAGGATGAGACTTTGTTCTCTATCTATGATAAGGCTGGCAAAACAAAGTTTGTAGTTCTTAAGCTTGTCAAGAAGACAAAGAAAACTACAAACAAAACTACAAATGGTTTTGGAACAACCAAAGGTAAGTTTAAGTTTTACTCCATTGTTATCAAAGCCTTTGGTAGTGATGAGGTTAAGGAAATCACTTCCCTTAATACTTGTGAACAGGTAAAGGCATTTCTTAAGCAACTCAACAAAAAGAATGTGGAATTCCTCAGAATCTACTCTGAAGGCAAAGAGGTAAGGAAATCAGCTTGGATCGAAAGAATTCCTGCATAACAAAATTAAACATTATTGGCTGGTTGAAATATACCAGCCATCCATTACGGAGGTAAACACTCATGAGACTTTGGCATAAGGATTTAATCGAATATCTTCCGAGACAACAACTGTTAGCTCAATGGAGAGAGTGTTGCTGTATAGCACGAAACATTAAAGTAAATGGTACCCCAAACCATTTATTGGTAAATAAAGTTCTTAAATATCCTTTGACCCATTTTGCAACTTATTCAATGTTAGTTGCCAACGAAATGGAACGCAGAGGTTACAAGGTAGATCTTGATAAATTTACAAAATATTTTTGTGGACCATCCTATTGGACTTTTGTGCCATATAATGATTTGTTTGTTAATTGGCATGATAAACGCTATCTAAATCAATGTTATTATAATCTTGAAGAAAAATATGATTGTGGTGGCATTCCAAAAGATGAGTGGGAAAAGGTTGTAAAGGGTTACTACAGAAACAAATGAGGTTGATAAAATGGCAAAAACAAATAAAGCTGAAATCATTAAGCTTTGCAATGAAATAAACAAAAGGGAAGGCGAAGGTTCTATTTATTCAATTGGATCCAAGCACGCCAATCTTAATATTAATCGTTGGTCAACTGGAATTGAAGACCTAGACAATATCATTGGTGGTGGTATGCCAGAGGGAAGAGTTGTTGAAATCTTTGGGCCCGAAAGTTCAGGTAAGACAACTTTGATGTATCATCTATGTGGTCTCCATGATCTTTGTCTTGATATCCCAATTGAAGGCACATTTGACGCCGAAAGAGCAAAGGTGTTTGGAAATCGTCCAAAACAGATGCTAATATATAGAGCAAAATATGGGGAGGACGCTTTCAATAAAACTATTAAATTTGCTAAGGCTGGAATTCCCTTGGTTGGCATTGACTCCGTTCCAAGTATGATTCCAAAAGATGACGCTGAGAAAGTTTTTAAATCTGTTGAGAAGGATTCTATTGAGGAACAAAGAATTGGTGGTGTTGCTCGATTGATGAATAAGTATCTCCCAGTTGCTGAAGAAATTATTGAGGTAACAGGAACTACTCTTATATTTGTCAATCAGGTAAGAGATAAAATGAACGCTTTGATGTTTGGGGAAAAAACTGATACTCCTGGTGGTAGAAAACTAAAACACGCTTGTTCCTTGCGTATTCAAGTAGCAAGAAGAGCGTGGATTGAAATTCCAAATAAAGATCCAAGAAATTCAGCTAATTCCAAAAAGATTGGAATGATAATGAAGTGCAAGGTGGTTAAATCAAAGGTTTGCAATCCAATGGGTGAATGTGAAATCCCGTTAATCTTTGAAAGAGGTTTTGTTTCTTTTGATGATGTTCCAGCCATCAGAAAAGAAATGATGAAGGCTGAAGCTGCCAAGTATGGTAAAAGAATTCCAAAGGAGTTTATGGATGATGATGAATGATAAGTTTGAACTTTCCAGAGAATACTCTGAAGAAGTAGATAAGATGAGAAAAAACCGAGTAGAGGTTTCTTTCCATAAATATGGTCCAGCAAGAATAAACTTTGGAGAAAGACTGGTAGATGCAATTAAATCTTCTGATTTATGTGTTAAAAAATATAATAAAACTGGTAACACAGAATATTTGCTAGATGCAATGAACTACTTGATGTTTGAATTTATGTTTCCTCAAAAAGAAGGAGCATATTTTAAAGCAACTGATTCAAAGGAATCTGCAGGTCATGTAGGTAAAGCTTATAAAGAATAAATTAAATGAAAGAGGTAAATTAAAATGAGCAAGAAGTATTTTAGGTATCTTAATGAAGATGTTTCTGCAAATGAATTTTTTAAACTCTCAAACGAAAGAATCAGGAGAGATAAAAAGCTCAAGGAAGAAAGAAGGATGTTGCTGTTTTGTAAGCTGTCTACAATCTTATGCATTATGATGGCAGCATTTCTTTTGGTTTGTATGCTTCTTGGCTTCTGTGATATCATGAGGATGCTTCCGTAGGAGGTAAAATTAAAATGGAAAGGGTTAGTAAGAAAAAATACTATTTGAATATTGCAAAAGCAGTATCAAAAAGAAGTAGTTGTTTAAAACGTAGATATGGCTGTATCATTGTTAAGAATGATGAAATAATTGCAACAGGTTACAATGGATCCCCTAGAGGTCTGGATAATTGTTGTGATAAAGGAAAATGTCCTAGGTTTTCCAAACCACACAATTCTGGAGATTATTCAGATTGTCCTTCTGTCCACGCTGAACAAAATGCAATGTTATCTGCTAGTCGTAAAGATATGATTGGTGCTACAATGTATTTGGCAGGTGATGAGATAAATTCGGACCCATCATCTTATTCTTATTCTTGTTGGATTCAGTTGGTTAAATGTGAACCTTGCCCAATATGTGCAAGGATGATTCTCAATGCTGGAATCTCTGAGGTGGTTACAATACATGATGTATATACTCGAGATGATATAGCCAATAAATTAATTTAAGAGGTTATTATGGGAATAGTAAGTGAAATCAAAAAGAATGCCAATGCAAGTAACACAAAGATCCAATCTTCTGTTGAAGCTAAAATTGAAAAGATCTTTAACAAAATGTTTTACCTTGATAAGAACATTGAGGAAGAAACAAAATTTGTGAAACAGGTAATGACAAGAGGTGCTGAAACCCAAGAAAGAGTTGGACTTCACGCTTCTGCAATGATTGTTTCAGATAATGCTTTTTGTATTCGTCAACAAGTTTTGAGTTTGATTTACAAACAACTCCAGGGCGAACAAATAAATGTGAGCCTGAAAAGAATTTTTGAGGAAGGCAATGCGATCCACGAGAAATGGCAAAGGTTATTTATAAGGGCTGGGTATGGAAAAGCTGAAGATATGGATTTTACTCGTATGTGCAAAGAATACGAACTTAGCTTTACACCAGATGCTATAATTGATATTCCGGAATTTGGTAAGATGGTTGTTGAAATCAAATCAGTTAATACATTCCAGTTTAAGAAAATGACTGGCCATTCTAGCGGTGAAAAGCAATTACAATTTTATATGAACAGAACTGGAATTCACCAAGGCATTGTTCTCTGTGATGATAAGAACACACAGGATTTTAAAATATTCTATAAGAAATATGATCCAAATATAGTTGCTCCATTTATTGAACGTTGTGAGCAAGTTCAGTATTTCAAACAAAAGCTTTTAGATGAGCACAAAATTGTAAGGCGTTGTGAAGGTTGTAACTCATATACTTGTAAGAGGGCTGAAAGTTGCCCAATGAAAGATGCTTGTTATAATCGAGGAATGGGTAAAGTTTTAAATAACAAATATTCAAAAATTCTTGGAAGAGATTAAAGGAGAAATTTATCATGAGTAAATACGATTGTTCAAAAGTTATTGATTATGTACATGAAATAAAAAGAATGTGTGATCTGTATTCTGATTGTTGTGGTTGTGATGGTAGATGTCCTTTGGCAAATTATCCTGATTGTAGATATACAGATAAGCTTACTGAGAAGCACATTGAAGCGGTTCAAAAATGGTCTGATGGCCACCCCGAGAAGCCTGAAAAGGTTGAAGTAAACAAAAGAGATGACGAAGGGTTATTGACTGCAGTAGTTACTAAAATATGTGATTATGCTATTGCTAATAATCTTAGTCCTGATGAATCTCTTAAGATTGTTTCAGGAAATATTTTAGCCCTTTTGGAAATTGCTTCGTTCAACAACTGGGGAAAGGGGGAAAGAAAATGAAGTATGATTATCTTGTAGTAGGAGCAGGTTTGTTTGGTGCAACTTTTGCTGAACAGATGGCTTTAAGAGGCAAAAAAATTCTTGTAATTGATAAACGTTCTTTTGTTTCAGGTAATGCTTACACTGAAAAGAGAGATGGAATAAAGGTCCATAAATATGGTGCACACATATTCCACACAAACAATGAAAAGGTTTGGAAGTATGTTAATCAGTTTACTAAATTTAACAATTTTATCAATTCCCCTATTGCTAACTATTATGGTAAGATATATTCATTACCATTTAATATGTACACCTTCACCACATTATGGGGCATTAATAACCCTAATATGGTTAAGAAATTTATAAAGAGACAATCAGACCTCATTCAGCATAAACCCAGGAACCTTGAGGAACAAGCCATTAAACTAGTTGGTACTGATATATATAGAATCCTTATCAAGGGATATATGGAAAAGCAATGGGGTAGGAAATGTTCCGAACTTCCTCCAGATATTATCAAAAGGATCCCTGTAAGATTTACTTATAATAACAATTATTTCAATGCTAAATATCAGGGTATTCCTGTTGATGGTTATACAATAATGGTTGACAAAATGCTTACCTCAGACAATATTGATGTAATGCTTAATGCAGACTTTTTTGATAATCGCAAGACCTTTGAAAATATTGCTAATAAAATATTATTTACTGGCTCTATTGATTCTTTTTTTAATTATGAATATGGTCATCTTCAATATCGTTCATTATATATTAAGCAGGAGCTTATCAAAAAGTCAAATTATCAAGGTAATGCGGTAGTTAATTATACTGACTTAGAAACTCCATTCACGAGAATCGTTGAGCATAAATGGTTTGATGGTGATTCAGCTGAAGATATTAAACATACTATAATTTCCAAGGAATATCCAATTGAATGGGAAAAAGGTTGTGAACCATATTATCCAATTAATGATGAAAAGAATGAGAAATTATATTCTAAGTATAAAGAGCTTGCTAATGCAATATCAAATAAGGTTATATTTGGTGGACGTCTTGGCAAATATATGTATTCTGATATGGACAAAACAATTGGGTCTGCTTTGGAGTGTGTAAACAATGAAATCTGTAATCAGTAAAATTGTAATTGGAATTGACCAATCATATAAAAATACTGGTATCTCAGTTTCAGCCGATGGTAAAATAAAAAATATATCAAACCTTAGATTGGACTGTTTTGAAAATAATTCAGAGCGTAGACAAAGATTAAAAGACAAACTTAGTAAAGTCTTTGAAAAATACTTCTTATTAGCTGATAAGTATGGTGCTGAATTAATAATTATAATTGAAAGAATCCGTTTAAGGTCTGAGGGCTTTCTTAATATTGACTACATAAAATCCATTGGTGCTCTTAATTCAATCATTATTGATTGTGCTTATGAGTTTGGTATTCCAGTTTATTCAGTAGATACAAGAGCTTGGAAATCACAAATCATTGGTACTTCAAAACCTCAAAATAATTCATATGGTATTGACCCAAAGAAATGGCCAACAATTAAATGGTTAATATCACAAGGTTATGAGGATAAACTTATTCGTCCTGTTAATGGTAGAAAAAAGAAAGGTGTCATTGAAAAGAAAGGCAAAAGATTTACCTATGATGACGATGCTGCTGATTCAGCCTGTATATCATTATATGGTTTTATTCCATTAACGCAACAAAAACTTAATAAGGAGAAATGATAATGGCTATCAAGAATCCCTGTTATCAATGTAAAAAAAGAAAATTAAATTGCCACTCTTCTTGTGAATTATATAAAGAGTTTAAAGTAGAAGTTGACAAAAAAAGAAAATTTTTAAATGATTGGCAGCAAGCTGATTCTGATAGTATATTTCGTTTGAAAAGAATAAATACCTACAGCAAACGCAGAAATTAAATTATTAATTTTTTGTAAATTACTCCAAATTCCTATTGACAAATCAAAAGACTTGTGTTATAATAATATTAAATTAATAAATAACATTTGTTTATTATAACCTACCAAAAGAAGGTTAAATAAAATTTGAAATTTAAAAACCCATATTGGAATATAACAACTAAAATCCAAATGTTAGAGAACTGGTTATTAGTTCACTGTTATTTATACTATGTACTTGGTATTTCAGTTGTAGATGATTACACATACGACTGTAATTCCCAACAATTAGCTAGATTGTTAAATAAATATCCTGAAGAATCAGAAAAGACAATTTATGCTTATGTATTCTATGATTTTGATCCAAGTACTGGTTATGATTTGTACTCAAGGTTATTACCCAAAGAACAAGAAATAATAACAATGACTGGTGATAGAATAAAGATGTTAGTTGACCAAGGAGAAATTGAAAAGAAGTAAGGTGAATATATGTCCCAAGTGTATGAAACCTTTACTAATCAAAAACAATGGAAAGAATACATCCAAGATCTATTGGATAAAAATCCCAATGCTTTATATAAAGCCGTATTGGTTGTGTATAATAATCAAACATACGAGGAGAAACAATCAGGTGTAACAATATCGGAGAATAACAAAGGATTCTCAAAGATTGATTGTGTATTTCTTACCCATATTGCACACAAGATAAAACGAAGGCAAAATTTAACCGCAAAAGAATTTTATCAAACAAGGGCAAAGATGAAGAAATATTGGAAACAATTGATGATAGAATCTAAAAGAAACCTGATAAGGAAAGAAGAAATTGAAAAAGCTAAAAAGGTTAAATCTTATTTTGCCTTTGATTATGATGGACAATTGATGTTCATATTATAAGAGGTAACAATGCAAAAAAGAACGTTTAAATTTTACCGAAAGAATGAAGCTGAGGTAATGGAATCCTTGGGTTTAAAACCTACTTTGAATTCTGGTTCAACTTGGATTGAAAAAGAGGATGGTCAAAACGACTATATTATTTGCCAACTTAAAAGTACAGATGCCCAAAGTATAAAGGTTAATCAAAAGGATATAAGAGCTTTGGAAAAGAATGCTTTGACTGCTCATAAAATTCCGATGTTTGCAATTCAGTTTTTGAATACAAATGAGGTTTGGTTGATGATAAAACCCATTGATGTGGAAGATGTAGCTCAGTACATTGAAACAGGTAAATGTAAAAAGCAAAATCAAGAATTGGATCTTGATGATGTAAAACCAAAAGTTATAAAGAATAAAATCAAATCTAGTGAAAATGCTAGAAATGAATTTTATAAACAAAAAGAAGAAAAATACAGAAAGGAAAGAAAAGCATGGTAAACAAATACAGATTTGCTCTTAAGTGTGTAGCTCATTACAATGGCCACAGCCTCAAGAAGAATGGCAATATTGATCTTTCAATTACCTGTGATTATTCAGAGTTATCTAATTACATTCAGTTGATTCAGGCATTGAATAATGATGTTGTTATTGTGGCTAAACTCCCTGAGGAAAAACCATTTAAGCTTGGTATGTTCCGCATTAAATCAATCACAGTTGATGGTGATGGCGAGGGTATCATTAAGTTTAATAGTATTACTGATTATGTTGAAACAGATAATGTTAATAAGCTTATTGGTTCAGAAAGATTCGTTGCTAAATTTACTTCAATGATTGAGGTTGAGGAAGGAGGCAATGAAGATGAAGTTCAAACAGAGGAATAATTACGAGGAATTAGCTTCCTTGAAAATCAGCAAATCAAGACAGTTGGTAATTTCTTCCGTTCCAGGTAAAGGATTTACAATGGCCCAACAATTATTTGTTGAGGAATCTGGAAGAAACACTACTGTATTTCTTAAGGGCGCAATTCATATTGGGTCAATTGACTCCCTTAAAGAATTGAGAGATGCTCTTAATGTAGCGATACATAAGGCTGAGGAAGATGCAAGCAATTGGGATGAATAAATTCTATTAAATTTTTGTAAACATTCCTCAAACCCTATTTACAAACAATAATTTTTGTGTTATAATATAATCATAATCAATAAACCAAATAAATAAATTACTGATGTGAATTTGGTTGACACGGTTAAAACAAAATCTAATTATTAAAAAGGAGAAATTTATTATGGCAAAGAATTGGACAATGGCAGAAGCAATGAAGGTAATCTCAGCAGCAGATCTTAACTCAGAGGAGATTGCAGATCTTTATAAGAGATTCCCAAATGTGGCAAGACTTATGACAGCTATTGCCTCTGGTGACACAATGGCAGCTAAGATGCTTATTGGCTTCCTTCCTGAATGGGCAACTGTTGGTAAGCTTGAGAAGGCTATCAAGAATGCAGGTGAAGCTGACGACAATGCAGAAGATGATGTTACTTCCGGTGATGAGGAAGTTGAGGAAGAGACTGAGGAGGAAGCTCCTAAGCCAAAGAAGAAGGCAAGAAAGTCAAAGAAGGTTGCTAAAGTTGAGGAACCAGAGGATGAGGAAAATGACGATTCTGATGAGGAAGATTCCGAAACAACTGATTACAAGTCAATGACCGCTCAGGAACTCTTCAAGCTTTGCAAGGAGAAGGGTATTGCTGTAAAGCCAAAGAGAAGTGTGAAGTTCTATGTTGAGAAGCTGAAGGCTGCTGAGGATGTACAGGACAACGATTCTGATTCTGACGATTGGACAGACGATGAGGTTGAGGAAACACCAAAGGCAAAGAAGGCTGCTAAGCCTGCTGCTGAAAAGGCTGCTCCAAAGAAGTCAAAGAAGGCTGCCAAGGTTGAAGACGACGACGATGAAGATTGGGATATTTAATTAAATAAACCACTCCATTTTTAAACTTCCTATATATTTTACTAAAGGCCGGCTTGGTTGATCTAGGCCGGCCCTATTAGTAAATAAGGAAATGAGGTAATCAAAATGAAAGTAACTTTAGAAGATATTATGAAGCTTGACTGCTCAGATGAAAGCCAAAAAGAGAAGCTCATAAAAGTAATAAGAAAAATAAAACCATTTGACAGGTACTCCTTAGATGAGGAAATTCCAATGGATATGTTGGAAAAGTATATGAATAAAGCAATGGATAAGTATTGTTTTAAGATCGGGTACATATTCCACAACAATAGTAATATCCCAAGGTGTTGGACAATTTCTTTAAGAGATGTGGTTGGCAAAACATATTTAGATACTATTTATGCTATTTCCATCAATGAACTTATGATGAAGGTGGTAATCAGAATCTATTTTGCCATAAGGGATAAAGAGGTGAAGAAAAGAAAGAAATGAGTGAGATAAAAATATTTACCGATGGTGCTTGCTCTGGAAATCCAGGAATTGGAGGATGGTCTTCTATATTCTGTTTCCCCAGTGGTGTAAAAATCTATTCTGGAAATGCAATACACACAACAAACAACAGAATGGAATTAACGGCAATCGTTGAAACATTGGCATTTATTTATACTATATGTAACAAAAACAAATGGGTTCGGAATGAGGTTGACCAATTTAAAATATGCTCAGATTCTGCATATTGTATCAATGCAATCAATAACAATTGGATTCAAAAATGGCGAATGAATGATTGGAAAACCCAATCCGGTGAAGAAGTGAAGAACAAAGATCTTTGGTTATTATTCTGGAGGTCTTACCTCAAGTGTAAAAATGAAATCCCTATTGTGTTTGAAAAGGTTGCAGGTCATTCAGGAAATCCCCAAAATGAATTAGCTGACAAGGTAGCTAAAAAAGAGGTAGCAGATTTGAAGGTGTTTTTAATTGAAAATGATGAAACAATTTCTAATTAATATCTATCATAAAGCAAAAAGAATTCTTGGTCAAGCTCAAAATCTATGTTTAGATGTGATTCTCATAACGATCATTACAGTGGAATCAAAAATTTATGATGTATATCCACTTTACGTGTTTTTACTTTCCTTTATAGTTCTCTATTTAATTTATACTTTCTTTAGGTGGATATTGAATAGACCACTTTTTGATAAACTAAAGTCTCCACCCAAAAGATTTACAACAAATGAAAGTTCTGATATTTGTAGAGTAGATACTAAAAGAATTCCAGAAATGATAAAATGGGTGAATGAATTGGAGAATGAATTAGAGAATCAAGGCTATTATGACAATCCAAAGGTAAAGGATAAAGTAAAATAACTATTAACATTTTGTAAACAATGAATTAAACCTATTTACTTTTGCCTAAATCTATGTTATAATGTATATAATAAATAATAAAAATATACAAAAATCTTATGGAGGTAATTAAATCATGAAAGAACTTAATGAAGGCATTAGAGTTCAAATCATCTTATCCCATTTTTTTAACAATGGGAGAAAAATCTTGTAAGTGGCTTGATATTTATGATACTGAAGAGGAACTCGTAAAAGATTTATTCAATGAAAAAATTCTCACAGATGAAGATACTCATTGTATGTCTAAAGTATGTAAGGGATATGAATATATCAAAAGCTTCAGAAAGTTTTATAAAAAGAACGGTTATCTTACCCCGAAACAAATTATCCAATTGAAAAGATTAGCATATGAAATGGCATATTGGATCTATTGTAAAAATTAATTTGGAGGTAAGATACTATGAATGAACATTCAGAACTTAAGAAAATGATTAAGGATTTAATCAAGCAAAAGAAAATCGAAAACAAATATGAAGGTATTATTGAAATATATCCTCATAAATTTACAAACACAATTGTTCTTAATGCTTTCCTTGTTAAGATCAAACAAGAGTATAATGTATATAAACTAACAAATATCTGGATAAGAGCATTTAAGAAATAAACCCAAATAAATAAACTTAAGCTTCTATTGGTGTAATATCCGATAGGGGCTTAAATCTATTTATAAAGAACTTAAAAAGGAAGTGATTCTTATTTCAAATTCAAAAGCAAAAACAACTCATAAGTCTTATGTAGATGAATGGTTAACAGAAGATAAATTAATGTTGATAGAATGTTGGGCGAGAGATGGTTATACAAGAAATGATATATGTAAAAGAATAGGAATCACAATCCAAACATTCTATAGATGGATAGAACAATATCCACAATTCAAAAAAGCTTTATATAAGGGTAAAGAGGTTATAGATTATCAGGTAGAGAATGCTTTATTAAAATCTGCTTTAGGTTATACTACTAGAGAGACAAAGGTAATAAGAAGTAATAGACCTGACAAAGATGGTAATTTTGAAATCAGAACTGAAATAACAGAAAAGGAAATTGCTCCTAATACAACAGCTATTGCTATATGGTTAAATAATAGAAAGCCAGATCAATGGAAAAGAAATAGAGATAATTCTCTCGAACTTAAAGATTCTGATAATAAGATAACTGTAAACATATATAAAGCTTCAGATAAGAAAAATGAAAATAATGAAGATGAAGAACTCTGGGAAGAGGAAAATATAAACGAAAAAGAAAAGGTAATATCTCAAACTGATAAAACTGAAACTACTGAAGAAGATATTCCTCAAAGTAAATATGAACAATATGAGGATATTCTCTCAGGTATCAATATTGATGTAGAAGAACAAAATAAAAAGAATAATAAAAGTATAAATAAAAAAGTAACCTCTAAAAAGCCAAAAACTAAAGTACAATATACCCAAGAGGAACTGGAATGGTTAGGTGAAGGATAATGGTAATAAATAAACAAATTCCAGATAGGTTCATTGATTATGTGTTTGATTGGGACTATAGAAGATATTTACTTATTGGAGGATATGGTTCAGGTAAGTCTTATGATACTGCATTTAAAATCATTCTAAAATGTTTATCTGAAACTTCTAAGGTATTGGTTATTCGTGAGGTATATGAAACAATAAAAGAATCCTGTTTTGATCTGTTCAATGAAATACTTGAGGACATGGAACTTATTGCTGATGATGGCAATAGAAGTGAATATAAAATCAAGGTAAGAAAGAAAAATTCACCTATGGAATTCATATTTCCAAATGGATCAAGAATTATATTCAGAGGCATGGATAAACCAGCTAAATTAAAATCCTTAAATAGTGTAAATATAGTATGGATTGAGGAATGTTCGGAAATCAAATATGAGGGTTATAAAGAAATATCCTTAAGACTTAGAACTCCAAATAGAAAACAACATTTCTTATTAACCTGTAATCCAATTAGTAGAAGTAATTGGGTATATAATCATTTCTTTGTACACATGGATGATGAAGGTAAGACAAGAATTATATGTGATGAGAACGAGTTCTATGAAAGGAAAACCCTAATTAAAAATGGTACATATTATCATCATAGTACAGCAGACGACAATCCATTCTTGCCTAAGGAATATATCAAAGAAATAGATGATATGCAAAATTACGATCCAACATTATACAGGATAGCAAGGTATGGAAGATTTGGTGCAGTAGGTACAAGAGTTCTTCCTCAGTTCCAGGTTGCAAAAGATCCAAACAAATTCAAATCAGCTATTGCTAATATTCCTATGAGGTATCATTTCTTTGGTTTTGACTTTGGTTTTGAAACTTCTTATAATGCTGTTGTATCAATGGCAGTAGATGATAAAAATAAATATCTTTACATTTATGATGAGATCTATGTAAACCATATTACTGATGATAAAATGGCTACACTTGATGAAATGCTAAGAATCAAGCAAAGACAAGAAGAGGGCATATATATAAACCCAATCATTGGAGATAATGAAGATCCAAAGGCGGTGGCATTCTATCGTCAATGTGGTTATAAGATTCGTAGTTGTAAAAATAAATTTGCAGGATCTAGGTTATCCAATACAAGGAAAATTAAAAGATTCAGGAAAATCATATGTAGTCCTAAATGTAAAAACACAATAAAGGAACTGAAGGAATTAACTTATGCTACTGATTCTAGGGGTAATATTATCTTTGATGAGTTTAGTATAGATCCACATACCTTTAGTGCTATATGGTATGCTTTAGACACTTATAATGTATCGGATGTTAAAGAACGTAAATACAATTCTAAAAGAGGTGATTGATAATGATGAATGATAATACTAAACCAGGATTTATATATTGTGATAGAAGAATACCCTACTCAATAATCAATGAGGAATCTGAAACACCTATGTATGTTCAGGAAAAATTTAAAAGGGTATTTGAATATTATGATATTTATAGAAAAGGTGCAGAATTTACAACTGAAGGAACTAATGCTGATTACATTGCTTCTGACCTTAAGCATAAAATGTGTGCAAGGTTGATAAATAAGGAAGCCCGTTTTATGTTTGCAGAAACACCTGATATTAAGGTAGAATCAAGTAACTCTGTAGATCCAAATGAGGTGATTGCAGAATTCATTGATAACACACAAGCTTATGTTGATAAGGTACTTGAAGTGAATGATTTTGATAAGCAATTACTCCAGGCTGCTAAGGATTGTTTCATTGGTGGTAGAATTGCTTGTATGTTAAATTTTAATGTTGAATCAGGTGTAACAATAACCTTCCTAAAATCAACTGAATTTATTGCTGAGTATAAGGAAGATCAACCAAATATTCTTAAGAAATTTGTATCATTCCAAATTATTAAGGAAAGTGATAATCTTTCTGAGGTACGAATATTCAAAAAGAAATATATCCTTAAACCAAGTAGAAATAACGAAGGTGAAATACAAGATGTATGTTATGCTGAAGATTCTATCTATGATGGTACAGGAAATCTTCTTGAGGTAACATATCCATTAAAGGCAACTGAGTTTGACAAGATACCTGCTGCAGTGTTTGTAAATGATGGTCTTATTGGTGATGAATATGGGGAATCTGAAATTGAGAATCTTAAAGGATATGAATCTCAATACAGTAAATTAGCTAATGCTGATGTAGATACCGAAAGGAAGACGATGAACGCTCCGAGGTATACCATTGATATGGAACCTAATAGTACAAAGGGACTTTCCACTAGTCCTGGTGCTTATTGGGATTTAACCTCAGACCAAAATCTGGAATCATCTAGCCCACAAATTGGTACCCTGGAAAATACAATGAGTTATAGTACTCCACTTGATACAACATTAAGGAGAATAAAATCCTCAATGTATGACCAAGTAGATATTCCTGATATATCTCTTGAAAATATGTCTGGTGTAATTACTTCAGGTAAAGCATTAAAATCTGTTTATTGGCCATTGATTGTAAGATGTAAAGAAAAGATGAAAACTTGGGGACCAAAAATAAGATATCTTATTTCCTGCATTATTGATGGTGCTACTTATTATCCTCAAACCATTAAGAGGTATACTAGTCAATCAATTGTTCCATTTGAATATACTGTAAAAATTGAAATCAACTATCCATTACCTGAAGATGAACAAGATGAAAAGAACATGGACCTCCAAGAGGTAATGCAACAAACAATGTCCAAGAAATCATATATGAAAAAATGGAGACTGTTATCTGATGATAAAGCAAATGAGGAGTTAAAACAAATTGCTTTGGAAAAACAACTCTTTGAAGATTCTGGTTTTTCGGAAGATGATTTTGCTAATATGTAAATAAAGAAAGTAGGTGAAAGTAATGCCCCTTGAATTTGGTAAAAGTGATTTATACCACAAGAAATTGACTGATACTGCAGAAAAGAGAATGAAGAAACTTTATGAAAATGCTTATAATAAGATCTCAAAGGAAATCAAAAAGCTTGATGAGGGTATCAACACAAAGTCTACTTCATATCAAAAAGGGTATTTACTTGACCTCCAAAAGAAAATGAAAGCTGCTTATGATGATGTGGCTTTAGATACATTTTCCCAGGTACAGTATAACATTAAAGATATTTCTGAGGCTGTGGTAAATGATAACGTAAAAATTCTCAATCAATATGGATTAAATATTAAGGGTGCTTTTTCTTATGTTCCAAAAGATGTAGTCACCTCTATTACTAATGGAAGTCTTTATAAATCAAAATGGACTTTATCTAGTAGAATTTGGGATATTAACAATGCTACAAATAGAGATATTAGAAAGATAATTGCTCAAGGAATTGCAATGCAGACCCCAACTTATGATATAGCAAAAGATCTTGAAAAGTATGTAAATCCTTCTGCTAAAAAGAATTATGATTGGTCAAGGTTATATCCCGGAAGTAATAAAAAGGTTGATTATAATGCACAACGTTTGGTAAGAACAACAATAACCCATGCTTATCAACAATCAGTAAAAGAAATAACTGAACAGAATCCTTTGTCTGATGGAATTCTTTGGTTAGCAACTGGCTCTAAAAGAATGTGTGATATATGTGCTAAAAGAAACGGTAAAGTATATGCTCCTAATAAGCTTCCTTTAGATCACCCCAATGGCCAATGTACTATGGCTACACATTTTTCAAAAACACCTAAACAAATATCTAAAGAAATGCAAGATGAATTATCTCCTAAAAGAGATGAATTAAGAGCTAAGCTTGAGGCACTGAAAAAGAATGCTCAAGAAAAGGATTCCGGTTTTGTTGATAAGGTATTTAATGAGGACCAAAAAGAATATTTAACTCCATATGGATTTACTCCTGATAATGTTCCAAGTGATTTTAATGATTGGTCCCACAAAGTGTCTGCTTCCCAAGGTGAGAAAATACTAAAAAGCATGGGAACTGACTGGGGTGATCCACACCCTTATCAACAATTGGAAAAATTCTATAATAAGAAACTTGCTCCCAATAGAATGGTGACGGGTAAGAAATTAATTAATCAAACTGAAAAATCTGCTGTTAAACAATCAATTGAAAATCAGGAAGAACTACATAAATTCATCAGAGATAAATGGATGGGTAAAATAAAAGAACAAACTGAAAGTCATATGCTAAAATTAGAAGATCAAGTCTTCGACAAATTATCAAAAAAAGAAATTGAAGGGTTGGAAACTTATACGGGTAGTGCTTACGAAGAAATTAATTCTTATTTAAGGCTGATAGGGGGAGGCAAAACAAAAAGCCAAGCAAAATCAATTTCCCGAATCTCTGATTATTATATTGAAGCATTAAAAAATGCAAAAGGTGGATTAGATAAGGTTGAACTAGCAGAAGACTTGGTGTTAAGGAGAGGAACAGACCTGGGTGATTTAGCAGGATTGCTTTCTGGTGATTTTACTAGCAATAAAAGAATGCTATATCAATTAAAGCACACACTTAATGATAATGAATTGTTTGCTAAAGAATTAAATGAACGATATGTGGGGCTTCAAGGAAAATTTGCAGGATTTACTTCAACGAGCTCCTTATATGGCAGAGGATTCAGCGGTGATGTAGAAGTGATATTATATGCTCCAAAGGGCACAAAAGCTTCTTCTATTATGCGTATATCCAGGTATGGTACAGGTGAAGGAGAAACGCTATTAAATGCAGGAACTAATGTAGAATTTATTAAAGCTGAAAAATCTGATGGTCATAAGGGCTCCGAGATAAGAATATTCCTTAGAATATTAAATTCCTAATTGTTAACTTTCTGTAAATAATAGCTCAACCATATTTACAAATGAGTGATTTTGTGTTATAATATATTTGAAATAAAAATAAAACATATATTAATTTTACGGAGGTGAATAATGTATGGCTGAGAATGTAAATGAAAGATATGCAAGTGAACAGCAAGCATTTATGAGAATTACAAATGATAACCTCAAATGTAAAGATTGTTTATATAAGTACGATGATACAACAATCTATGGTAATACTTCTAAATGTTCAATGTTCAACCATAAACCAGATAAAGTTATTCTTGGAGGAGAGTGTGATAGGTATGTTAAGTTCACTGGTAAATAAGATCTTAGGTTCTCTCTATGGTTTTGCCATAGGAGATGCAATGGGTGCTACAATGGAGTTTGAGGAAAAGATAACCGATGAATCCAAAAAGGTTAAGGATTTAATTGGAGGAGGTTGGCTAGATCTTTCCTATGGTGAAACTACAGATGATACCCAAATGATGGTATGTGTTTTGGAAGCCTTGATGGAACAAGCTGAACATCCTGAGAAGAAATTTATGGACTTAGTTGCTAAAAATTTTATTGATTGGTTTGATTCCAATCCAAAAGATGTTGGTAATACTTGTGCCAGAGTTTTAAGGGTAGCAAAAACACTACTCGATAAAGGTAATGATATTCATTATGTTGCAGGTAAAATGAAGTTAATTGCTTTTGATGTTAAAGCTCTTGGAAATGGAGCTTTAATGAGAGCTTTACCCTGTGCATTGTTTAACAAGTTTTGGAGTAACTTAGATCAAGCATTTATGACCCATAACAATGTTACCCAGGAAACTTGTATTATAACTTATAATGCTCTTATAAGGCACTTATTGGTTCCTGATAGCCAATTGTGTTATTCTTATGGTCTACATTCTATAAATAGAATAAAGGAACCCATGGAACCAACTGGCTGTGTGATAAATACAATGAATAATGCTTGTTATTATGCTCTTAATTGTAATTCCTTTGAGGAATGTATAATCAATGCGGTAAATGATGGTGGAGATGCTGATACAATTGCTGCTATTACAGGAAGTATTGCTGGTGCAGGATTTGGGTACGATAATATTCCAAAACATTGGAAAGAGGTATTCAAATCAAATCCTCTGAATTACAAAACAATTGAACTGTTTGAAAGGGTTCCTGAAGTTTTGGATAAGCTGAAAGTTTATTAACATTTTGTAAACATTGCATTTTGCCTATTTACTTTTGCCCAATTTTATGTTATAATATTATCATAAAATAAAATAAAACAAAACAAAACTTAACTTACGGAGGTAAATAAAATGGTTGCAATAAAGGATTGGTATCTCAACAAAATGGGTATGCTTCATATTAAAGGTTGGAATCTTGATATTGTAAAGGAAACAGAGAAAGCTTGCTTAATATCCCACAAGTTTGATGAAAGTTCTGAAATTACTTGGTGGGTCCCTAAATCAGTTATTATTGATAAGTGGGAGGTTGAAGAGAAAAATGTTTCAAATTTTGCATATCATAATTATCTAGTTGATATATATTGTAAGGCATACGATGAAAATAAAATAGAAAACTATATTTGGAGTAATGGTTATAATAAATATAATGGTAAAAGTTTTATTCACAAGGAAGCAACTAAGAAAATAAAAGAAATCCTTGATAAAAACAATGTTGATTATATGAATAAAACAGAGTGGATAAAGGATAGTCTGAGGTAAATCCTCAGATTTTCTTTGTTAATAAGAAAGGTGAAAAGAGAATATGCCAAAAATGATAAGAATCTCAATGCAATTTTTTGCTGAACCGGACAATAATTCAAGTAATGGATCTGATGATAACAAGAATCAGGACAATCCACAAAATCAAGATAATTCTGGTCAGCAACAGAATAATGCAAATGACAATCAAAACCAAGATCAAACTCAACAGAATCCTGAGCCAAAGTTTGACTTTATGAAGGAATTGGGTATGTCTGAGGATGATATCAAAAAGCTTATTTCTAATAAGCAAGCTGAAGATGAAAAGAATAAGACTGCTGAAACAAAACTCGCTGAAGCTACAGCAAAGGCAGCCAAAGCTGAGGCAAAAGTTGCAGCAATGCAGCTTGGTGTAAAACCTACTGCTGTTGATGATGTAATCGCAATTGCTTCGGTAAGAGACCCTGAAGGAAAGAATTTTAAGACAACTATTGCTGATATTCTTAAGCAATATCCTACATTCTCTGTTGCTGATATTGAAGCAAAGAAGGGAACTGGTTCAAATCTTTCTGGTAAGAAGTCCCTGGGTAACAAGGAAGAATCTCTTGGCAAAAGACTTGCTCAAAATGCAACAGTTAAAACCAAGAGTTCATTTTTCAATAACTAAAGAAAGGATGATGTGAAATGTTAAACCAATCTGGAATTAAAAAAGTTACTGGTGCAGCTCCAACTCAGATTCTGCTTAATACAGAACTCCAATATTCTATGGGTATTGTGGTAACAAATACTGGTCTTACCGCTGATTCTGAGGGAAAGAAAATCCTTAAAGCTGGTACTCCGGTAACGGGCAGCTTGGATGCAAGAACTACAGCCTTTACAAAGGCAGCTACTTCCGGAGAATCTACCCCGGTTTCAAATGCAGTTGGGGTTCTTCTCCATGATGTTGATGTAACAAGTGGTCCTGCAAATGGTACAATTCTTATCTTCGGTTTTGTAAATACCAACAGACTGGATTCTACTGTTAAAACACTTATTGACGCTGCTGTTAAGACTGCTCTTAATGGCAAGGTAACATTTATTGCAGGTTAATTTAAAGAAAGGGTGATGTGAAATGCCTAAGAGTATTTTTGATTTAGTAACTTCTACTGAACTGGCTGCCTATTGGACGACTATGGCCTCAGGTGAACCACCTTATTTGGGTGAAGAACTTTGGGACACACAGCAAAAACTTGGTCTTAATATTAGTTGGATCAAGGGTGCAAGTGGTCTTCCTGCAGTTCTTAAGCCCTCTGCTTTTGACGCTGCTGCAATTCCAAGACCAAGAATTGGTTTTGATAAGCTTTCCGCTTCAATGCCATATTTCAAGGAATCAATGTATATTGATGAAGAGCTGAGACAAGAGCTCAATCTTATCCTCCAGACAGGTAACCAGAATTATATTGATTCTGTTATGAACCGTGTATTTAATGATGAGGTAAGACTTATTCGTTCGGCAAGAATTACAAGGGAAAGAATGAGAATGATGGCCCTGACTACTGGAGTTATTTCAATTTCAGCAAACGGCCAGAATTATGCTTATGATTATGGTGTAACCCATAAGGGGGATGCGGCTACTAAGTGGTCTTCTACTTCAACTGCTGATCCAATTGCTGATATTCGTAAGGCAATTGAAACGGTTTACACAGAGACAGGTATCAAACCAAAGAGAGGCCTGTGTAATGGTGTTACTTGGCAGAGACTCAGGAATAATGAAAAGATCAAGAAGGCAATCTATGTTCTTACAAATGGTGTTGGTGATGTTTCTGACGCTAAGCTTCGTGCTCATATTGCCGAGGAACTTGATGGTTTCCAGGTTGCTGTTTATGACAACAGGTATGCTGATGAGACTGGTACTTCTACAAAGTTTGTTGCTGATGATGTATTTACTCTTTTCCCTGAAGGAAAGCTTGGTACATTCTGGTTCGGTACAACTCCTGAGCAATCAGATCTCATGGCAAGCAATGTTGCTAATGTTTCTATTGTTGATGTCGGTGTGGCCGTTACAACAAGCCAAAAGGTAGATCCAGTAAATGTGGAAACAAAGGTTTCTATGATTGGTATGCCTGACTTCCCAACGGCTGATAGTATTTATATCATGGACACTGAACCATCTTAAGAGGTGATGTTGTAATGGTAACAATTTCTAACGGCAGAATGCAGGCTAAAGTGACAAGATCTGCATATGAAGAAATCTTTAAAAAACAGGGGTTTAATATTATTGATGAGAGTAAGATGGCTGACCCAGAATCAGCCTCTACTCCAGCCCCTACTAATAAAGGAAAGAAAAGTGAGGACGAAGTTGAACTCGAACAAATTCTTTCTAAACCAGTTTCTTCTTGGAACAAGAGTGAACTTAAGTTTGTTGCCAGAATGAAGAATATCGATATTTCTGGTGCAAGTACAGTTTCTGAAGTGAAGGAAATTATTAAGGAAGCTCTTGGTATGTAACAGAGGTGAATAAGGTTGGAAAAAATTGACGAGTTGAGGTTGCTCATTAGAGAAAAAGACTTGCCTTATTTTTCAGATGAAGAATTAAAATTTTGGCTAAGTAAATACCCTGATGTAAATGAGGCAGCATATTACTGCTTGATCTATAAATCAGAAGATACAACTTTAAGTATATCTGGTTTAAGTGCCAATGATACTTCCCAATATTTCAAACGTTTAGCTTCCAAATACAAACCAAATAATTCTGGTATTTTAAAGTGAGGTGCTTGTCATGCGTGGTAATGAAATTGATAGACACAAGGTTATCATATTTGTTAGACGTTATGGCAAGCCTTTTCGCTTTTATCGATCTAAAAAAGATGATTATGGTGAGCCTTCAGAAGATATTGAGAATATAAATATCCAAGGTGTATTCCATGAAGGAAGCATATACGTATCCCAAAATACGAATGATGGATCAAAAAGTAGAAGTAAACCCCAACCGCAAATTTTAGCGTTATTTGAGGATTCTATAGGTATAGCAAATGGGGATATTTTAAAATATAGAGGAAATACTTATAAAGTTACAGAACTTCAAGATTTGAATAATTGGGGTATAGCTTTAGATATTTCTTTGGAGTTGGTTGATAGTGGCACTAGATTTTAATACAGATGATTTAGCTAAAGAATTATTAGCTTATGCAAAAGATTGCAAAGAAAAATTTGATTTGTATGTTAATACTTCTGCCCAGCAGATGGAAGCATATGCTAAGCAAAATAGACCTTGGAAAGATAGGTCAGCAAGAGCAAGACAGGGTTTAAAAGGGTCAGCAACTGAAGAGGACAATGTTTATACCATAACTTTATCCCATAGTGTTTCTTATGGAGCCTTTCTTGAGTATGCACATGAAAAAAAATATGCAATTATAGACCCTACAATAAAGATCAAATCTCCTGAAATCATGGATGGATTTGAAAGTCTAATTGAGACAAGTAAAATTTAGAGGTTAACATGGCAAGTACAAGACAAAAAGATATTTTTGATAAATTAAAAGAAAAAGGTTTTGAGGTGTATTTTCCTGGGCAGCATATAGGGGATGTTAAATCTAAATATATTGTGGTAAGACAAGGTGTAACTGCTAAAGTTCCAGGCTTAAGCACAATGGTTAGATACTATGATGTCATGGTTTATGTTCCTGAAGTCAATGTCCCAAGTATATTGGAGTTTGCAGAGAAAGTACAAAAAGCAATGTTGGATTTAAGCCCAATGATAAAATTTAATAATGTAATGCAAGCCCCTTATTTTGATGATACAATAAAGGGGTATATGTTGAGTATGGAATACATAAGCTATTTTAAGTTTGATAGTGACTTATTCCAGAAGTTAGATTATAAGGAGTGATAGTAATGGCAGGTACAACTACAACTAAAAGACCACATGAGATTCCTACGATTGATTGTGTGCTGGTTACCCTTTCCCCTCATGTTGGGGAAGAGGAAGATAAGACAGAATACGCAATTAACACAGCTTCTAAGATTCAGGTGGATATTCAGACGGAGACAACTGACGCTGTTAAGCTGATTATTAAAGGGGTTCTCAAAGCCCAGAAGCATAAGCAAGTTACAGTCACAGGAAATCAGATTACATTAACCGATAATGTATTTACTCCTGAAATCGTAAAAATGCTTCAGGGTGGTGTTATTGAATATAAAACCCCATCAGATGCCACAAGTGGAATCAAGAGTTATACTCCACCGGTTGTTGGTTCCCAGAGAGAGGAGCTTCCAATATTTGATCTGTATGCTTATTCGGCTATCTATAATGCAGCAGGCATTATTACAGGTTATGAGAAGATCACTTATCCTAATTGCCAAGGAAATCCAATTAGCATGACAAGTGAAGATAATGTATTTAGAGTAAATGAGTATGTGATTGATTCTGCTCCAAATACAGGAGAGGCCCCATATAAGATTGAATATATAGATAGTCTCCCGACGGTATCATAAAATTAAATTGAAAGGTTGAATTGAAATGAAAAAGGAAATACAGGTAACGTCTCTGACAAAACTTAAAGAATATTCGGCAGGACAAGTTGTGGAACTTCCACCATTTGCCGAGGGTATGCCATTCATTGCAAGATTAAGAAGACCATCCCTCCTTGCTCTTTGCAAAAGTGGTAAAATTCCAAATTCATTGCTGAGTACAGCAAATAGCTTATTTACAGGAAGATCCCCTGAGAAGAAAGCTACAAAAGCAGATACCCAAATGAAAGAGTATTTTGAGGTATTTGACGCAATCTGTGAAGCAGCTTTTGTTGAGCCAACTTGGGATGAGCTTAAGCAAAATAACGTACAATTAACAGATGACCAGTACACATATATTTTTAACTATACTCAAAATGGAGTAAAGGCTTTAGAATCCTTTCGTATCGAGCAAACAAATCTTAGATCTGATAGCACAAAGTAAGATGTTTAATAAAACGCCGGCTGAGTTGTTGTTTATTGACGACGAATATACGGCGTTTTGTTTAAATCAAGCTTGTGCATATATCAGAGCAAAGATTGAACAAGATGAAGAAATGCCAACATTTAAGGTTTCTTATTCAAGCTTTACTGCATTATATGAAAGCATTGAGGAAAGATAAGAGGTGAAGATGTTTGGCAGTTGATCTTGGTACAGCTAAAGGTTCATTAACTTTAGATGCAAATAGTTTTTTTGATAGTTTAAATTCAGCGTTGAAAAGTTTAGATAATTTTAACGATGAAATTGAATCATCTAAAAAAGCTTCTAATAATTTGGAATCTGCTCTTGAAGGGGCGGGTAAATCTTTAGATAAAGATCTTACAAATAAAGCCGATAAAGCAGCTGATAGTGTTGATGATTTGGAATGGAGTATAAGTGGTACTTCAGATACAGTTATAGATTTGGGACTATCAGCAAAGAATACGGGAAAATCAATTGATAATTTTGGAAAAGATTTAAGCGGTGCAGGTAAAGAGCTAGATGAAATAAATGATAAAGTAAAAGAATCTGAAGGCTCTTTAGGGGGTCAGAAAGAAGCAGTTGATGAAAGCAAAGGAATTTTTGAAAAATTTACTGAAACATTAAAATCAGCCGGTGCTGCAGTAGGAACTGCAATTGGTAAGCTTTCTGGTATGATACCTAAGATCGGCAATTTAAACAAAAAGGTCAAAGATTCTGTTCCTCCACTTGATGAACAAAAAGATAAAGTAAAAGATAATACTTCAGCCTTTGAAAAGTTTATTGATAAAATTGAAGCCACTAGCAAAAAATTAACAGCTGTTGGTGAGAAAATTTCTGGTTTTGGATCTAAGCTAACAAAATTTGTATCTCTCCCCATTTCTGGTGTAGGTACATATGCCTTAAAATCTGCAATAGATGTAGAAAGTGCTACAGCAAAAATTTCTACTTATTTTGGAGAAGTTGGAGATGCAGCAACTACTAATAGTAAATTGGTAGAAGAGGTATTTGCAAAAAATGTTACAACTGACCTCGATGAAGTTTCAAATGCAATTATCATGGTAAGAAAGAATATGTCTAATCTATCTGATAATGAAATGGCAGATGTAGCTTCCCAAGCAATTGTTCTTGAAAAAACCTTTGGCATTGATATGAATGAGACCTTAAGGGGTGTTAATTCATTGATGGTTAATTTTGGACTTTCTGCTCAAGAAGCAATGGACTATATTGTAACAGGTACCCAAAATGGTTTGGACAAAACAAATGAACTTGGAGATAATTTAGCCGAGTATGGCCAAATATGGTCCCAGGCTGGATTCTCAGCTAAGGAAATGTTTTCAATACTTCAAAATGGTTTGGAATCTGGAGCTTATAATCTGGACAAAGTAAATGACTTTGTAAAAGAATTTACAATCTCTCTCTCAGATGGAAGAATCGAAGAAAATTTATCGAATTTTTCAGACCAAACAAAATCTCTCTTTTATTCATATAAAGATGGTAAAGGCACAGTGCAAGACGTATTTAATTCTATCATTAATGATTTAAGTACAACCATGACAAAGCAAGAAGCATTAACCGTTGCTTCAAATACGTGGTCTTCTTTAGGTGAAGATAATGCACTGGCAATAATTACTTCTTTAAATAATGTAAGTACTGCTTATGATGATGTTTCAGGAGCAGCACAAAATATGCAAGATATATCATCTTCTACTTCAAGTACAACAATTACAGAGATAAGGAATCAAATTAAAATCCTCTCTTCTTCAATAGGGGAACAATTGCTCCCGACCCTTAAAAATGTACTTGAAGTGGTTAATGATTTTGCTAAGTGGTTTTCTAATTTAAGTCCGCAAGCTCAGAAGATGATAGTTATTATTGGAGGGATTGTTGCAGCAATAGGTCCATTGATTACAGTCATAGGTAAAGTTATTTCTGTAGTTAAATTATTAAAAGCTGCTTTTGCTGTTGTGTCTGGTCCAATTGGTTTGATAGTAACTGCAATTGCTGCATTAGTAGCTGGATTCATTTATCTTTGGAATAATTGTGAAGGATTTAGAAATTTTTGGATATCTTTGTGGAATACAATTAAATCAGCTGTTTTAGGAATTGCTGATTGGTTATCTGACGCTCTGATGTCCATTGTGGAATTCTTTACAAATATTTCTGATACAGTTTCTGAATATATTGATTCTGCCGTCGAGGATATAACTACATTCTTTACTGAAACAATTCCAGAAGCTTTTGATGAATTTATAGATACAGTTTCTGAATGGTTAACTACGCTCGTAGAGACTGTGGCAGGATTCTTTGAAGATGTTGGAACTTGGGTTTATGACAATGTTTTAGAACCGATACTTTCCGTGGTAGTTTCTGTTGTAGAAAAAATAATTGAAATTAATGCAAAGATTTGGGAGATAATTACAACTTTGTTCAGTGTTGCAGCTAGCTGGGTCTATGACAATGTCCTCTCCCCAGTTATTAATGCGGTATCAAACTTTGCTACTTCCGTTGTTAATTTCTTCAAAAATCTTTGGAATAGCATTGTATCAATATTTTCAACAGTATTTAACTGGTGGTTAGATAATATAGCTACTCCAGTAACTAATGGGGTTACATCATTTATAGAAAGTATCAAAACATTCTTCCAAGAACTCTGGGATGGAATCAAAAACATTTTCAGTTCTGTAGCTAGCTGGTTTAAGGATATTTTTAAGGCAGCATATAATGCTATCAAATCTGTTTTCAACCCTATCAAGAAATTCTTTCAAGGCATATGGGACGGGGTAAAATCAATATTTTCTAAGGCAGCTGAAACAGTTGCAAATGCCTTTTCTGATGTTTTCAAATCAGCCATCAATGGTGTGCTAGCAACAATTGAAAGCATAGTTAACTTCTTTGTTGATGGAGTGAATGGAGTTATTGATATTATCAATGGTATTCCAGGTGTAAGCATTGGAATGCTGGACAGATTAAGTCTGCCTCGTTTGTCTGTAGGTCTTGACTATGTACCTTACGATGGATATGCAGCAGTACTCCACAAGGGTGAAAGAGTTATGACTAAACAGGAAAATGAGGAGTATTCCGAAGAAGGAAACAGAAGCAATCCTGGAGGAAATGTATTTAATTTCTACTCTCCGCAGCCAATTGATGAAAATACTGCAGCCAGAGAGTTTAAGAAAGTACAAAAAGAATTGGCTGAAGGATTCTAGGAGGTGATAATGTGATTGGTGAAGCTGAGATATATAACTCAACAAAAGGAACAACTTTGTATTTTAACCAGTCAGACGCTGAATTTTTGATTGAGGACGAGGGAGTACAAGTCGAGGACTTGGAAAGTGCTATATCAAGCTATTCTATCTTTGATAGAATTGGGGAGAAGATAAACACAGTTCAAATAGATTCTGGTAGAACAATCACCATTACTGGCTGGGTTATCAATATTCCAAAAGGCTCTCTGGAAGATAAGAAAGCTAGATTATCAAGAATAATCAATCCTCTGGATGAGCTGAAATTCACCTCCCGAGGCAGAAGCATTAATTGTAGAGCAAAGAAAGCTGTTGAGTTTGGTAGTAAGTATAAAGACAATAATGATTTGATTTGTAAATTTAAAATTGAACTGTATTGTCCTTACCCTCTCTTTGCAGGAAAGCCTATCAGGGTACAATATACAAAGATACCTGCCTCTATAGTTGCTCCATGTAATCAATTCTTGGAATTTGATTCAGCAGGTTCTTCTTTAGATTCCTTTATAAACCCTGGAGATGTTACAACTGGATTTGAGATGGATTTTACAACTTCGACAGCTTCTTCTGGAATTGAAATCAGTAATACCTCTTTGAAAAAAGACAATGTTTTTAAGATTAAACGCTCCAGAAGTATATCTGGTCGGTATACTTTAAACACTGAACTAGATACAAACTCCTATGGGTTCTATTCTTATTCTTCTGGAAGCAAAACCTTGGATTTAGAAGGTTTAGATTTAAACAGTTCATTTTTTGGATTGTGTCCAGGAACCAATAAAATCAAGATAACTGGTTCAAATTCAAGTGGGGGAATAGCTGCTAAGTTTTTGAGTTCTGTAGCTATAACATTTACACCAAAATATTTTTCATTGGAGGGACAATAATGGATTTAATTGTGTATAAACAGGGAACGTCCCAGGTTACAGCAATTGGTATTTTAAGTGATTGCATATCATACACCTATGAAAAGCAATTCAATGCTCCTGGTGATTTTACAATTACACTTCCGTATTCTGACGAGTATTATAAGCTGGTATCTCGAGAAGATATGAGAGATAAGCTAATACAAATTGATGAGTATTTTCTTGGAATCGTGTATAAGGTTCAGAAGGAGTTAAAATCCAATCAAAAAAGGATTGTTGTGAAGGGCAAAGCAGCAAGTAACATTTATTCTCACTATATCAGACAAGCTATATCTGGAAGCTTGAATGTAGGGGTTTATAAAGACAATGTAGAATTGGATATGGGCCATCTCATACAAGTTTCCCATTTGAATCAAGAGCAACCAGGAAAAGTAATGGCAGAAAGTGTTCCGCTTGAAATAATACACTATGTCAATACAAATAATATGTCAAAAGCAGCTTTGACTACTTGCCCTGTAGAGGGTGTAACTTATCTAGCATTTTTAGAAGCCAGTACTGCTATTTTGGGTCTTGGTTTTGATATGACAATAAACTCAGCCAATAAACTAGAATCAAAATTAATTTATCCAAAAACCCGAGACAATGTTATCCTATCAACAGAATTTGGAGATTTATATGATTCTAGCTACGCTGAAAACAGTATGAACTATTATGCAAGTGTTGTTGCTATAATGTTGAATAATGCAACTACTGGACCAGTTTCCGCTTTCCTCTATCAAGATGGTATTGATAGAACAAAAATAGACGCTTCCCAAAACAAGGTTTATGCCCTAACAATTGATGGGTCAAATGTGTCAGTTCCATCAACAAAAGCTATGGATTATGTACAAGGTTTGGCGAAAGCCTTCTTGACAAATCATCGTTTAGTATCTGTATATGATTCAAACGTAAATCTGGCTAATTCCAAATTTGTTCTTGGTAAAGACTATAGCTTGGGAGATACAATAGTTATTCAGGATAAGGAACTAGGGGTACAAACTTCTGCTGTGTTCAGCTCATTCGCCAAGTCTTTTGATTCTTCAGGTATAACTATTACCCCAAAATTTGGGTTTGGACAAGTTACATTGAGTACGTTATTAAATCGAAATGGGGTGACAAAATAATGGAATATTCACCGCAAATTTTACATACACTTCCCTTAACAGGAGAGGAGACCGATGTATTGGTCTATGCGAAGCAGGGAGATTACAATTCAAGATTTGTCAATGTACAATTAAAAAATTGGGACGGTATAACAGTTCAAATTCCAGAACAAACAGATGTTTATAGTTTAACAGTCTCTGCTAGAGCCAAAGTCGCAACAGGCTATTCTTACCCCTGTACTTGTGAGGTACAATCTGGTCGAAGGACAATTAAAATTGGACTTCCTCGTCAAGTTCTTGCAAATCCAGGAATGGTTCTAGTAGATGTGATGTTAACGGAAGGTAGATTAGAAGGGGCTTCCCTCTTGTCCTCTTCAACATTTAAAGTTCGTGTAACTCCATCAGCTGAAACAACAGGCATGGAACCAAGAACAAGAATGCAAATGATACAACTATCTGCAGCAGAGTTCGAAGCAATGGCAGTTCATGATAATAATACGGTTTATTATGTAATAGGTAATGATGGAAGTGTTAAGCAATATCTTGGGAATGTTGAGTTGGCAGCTAAAGGGGAAGGTGCTTCCCTTCCTGCTAGTGCAGCTTATGATTGGTCAGAAGATAATGGATAAGGAGGTAAAATCTTATGAGACAAAAACTTGCTAAACTAATTGATGTTAAATCAATTGTAACCCTGCTTCTTACAATTGTATTCTGTATTCTTTCGGTTCGAAAAGATATATCTTCGGAGCAGTATCTAACAATATTTACAACAATTATTGCCTTCTACTTCGGAACGCAATACTCAAAATCAAGTGAGGTGAAGAAAGATGCAGATAACTCTTGATGAAGGTTATAATGCCATGTGTGACTTCGTCTACCTTGGCTATGTAGGTGAAGTAAATGCACGTCAAATATCTGTGTTGAATTATGCTATTCCAGAAGCAACAGCTTATAAGCTGAAAATTGAATACCCAGACAAAACTGTATATGAGATTCCTATCAAGAATGGAATGTGTTCTTTAGGAGCTTCAATTTTCAAAACTGCTTGTGAGGTTAAATGTCAAATTATAGCCTATGCGGTTGAAGGTGAAGTTTATAAGCTGGTTCGTAAATCAGATATTTTTAAGCAAGAAATAAGAAGCTCTATTGATGAGACAGGAATACCTTCGTATGAAGAATCCTTGGATGCTTTAGATAAGATTCTACAATATGAAAGTAATTCAAAAGAATATGCAGAAAGAGCTGAGGCTGCTGCAATTAAATCTGAAGAGAGTGAGAGTAAATCAACTTTATCCGCATTAAATGCAAGTAAATCGGAGACCGCTGCAGCAGGCTATGCCAAAACTGCCAAGACTAATGCAGATAGCACTGCGGCAGACAGACAGGCGGTGCAGACGTTGGCAGAACAGGTGACGGCTGACAAAACTATAGTGGTAGATAATGCCGCTAAGGTTGCAGAGGACAGAACAGCTGCTGAAACCGCTGCACAGACAGCACAATCCATAGCTGACAGCTTGCCAGACGATTATGTGACAGCTGTTGGAAAAATCGCCGAGAATACAGCCGAGATAGCTAACGTGAAGCTGACTGACAAGGAACTGAAAAGGCGTGTGGACGCACTGTATTCCATAGGTCAGGGTATCACGCACCAGTTTGAAACGGACACAGATACGGCATATACCAAGACAGTGCCGACAGGGGCGAAGTTGATGAGCGTGAAGTCGGTGGGTGGTAGGTCAATCATATTTAATCAAAGTTTTCAGCCAAGGAAGGAAGCAAACAACGGTGCTACAGCGACCGCTGATTCTGACGGAACAATTACCATTAATGGAACTACGACAGCATCATACATCAATTTTAGAGATGTCACGCCCGAGGAGAACAAGATAGGAAAATATGCTTTCAAACTGCTGATTTTGAATAATCCTGACAACATAAATATGAAATACGGTTTTCTGAATCGGGGCCAATCAACCCCAGTAATCACCAGTGGTTCATCTGCTGTGATTTGTAATCAGACACAATCGGAGATTTTACTGGGGAAGTCTACTGGAATTAGTGGTTTTGCAGTCGGTACAGTTTTCAATGACGTTAAAATTAAAATTCAGATTTTCGATTTAACCGCCATGTTCGGTTCAGGAAACGAGCCCACAACTGCGGAAGAATTTGAGAAAATATTCCCTGCCGATTATTATCCATATAATGCAGGGGAGAGGTTGTCAGTGCTGGCACGGAAGAGGTCGCTGTGGGTGATACCGCCTACCAAATTCCAGAGGCTATCCGCAATCTGCCTGGCTACGGCTGGTCGGCAGGAACGGCACGAAATTATGTTGATTATGAAAATAAACGATACGTTCAATGTGTTGGCAGCGTAGATTTGGGAACGCTGACGTGGATGAAAACATCTAGTCAATCAGTAGGAGATTATTTCTATGCGTCAGTTTCCGCAATTGGGTTTAAAAGATTAGGTGCGTTCGGAATAACTGTTCATAATATACTGTGCAGTAAATATATAACAGTTGCTAGAAATCCAAATGCATTTGTCGATAAAACAATTGTGCTAGACGGAGACAGTATCGCAGTTTCACAAATTCAGGTCAAGGACACCGCCTACACCGATGCCACCGCATTCAAACAGGCAATGCAGGACGTAATGCTGTACTACGAATTGGCGACACCTATCGTCACCGATATTTCTGACCTGCTAACAGATGATTTTCTGCGAAACATCGAAGTCGAAGCAGGCGGGTCAGTGACTTTTAAAAACAGCAATGGCGACAGTTATCGCATACCTGTTCCAAGCGAAGAAGAGTATATCGTGAAACTAAGTGAAGTAGGAGGTACAACATGACAGAATTGCAAGAAGAAATGCTGAAAGCCGCAGGGCTATCAACCGAAGATTTTGAAAAACCTACAGTAACTGAGCAGGACAAAATAATGGCACAAGTGCTATACACAGCCGCTATGACAGGCACGCTGATAGGCAAGGAGGATGAGTGATGTATTACAACATTATCAAGGAATACTATGACAAGGGTCTTTACAAGATAAAACAGATGAAGAATCTGGTCAAAGCTAAAGCAATCACTCCAGAAGAGTATAAAGATATTACAGGAGATCTATATGACGATGAAAGTTAAAATTGGAATACTTTAACAATTAACATTTTGTTTATATTTATTTAATTACAAGTTAAAATATTTATGATAAAATATAATCAAATACAAATAAAGGAGGATGGATATTTTATGATGAAAGGCATCGATGTATCTCATTGGCAGGGCCATGTTGATTACAATAAGGTCAAAGCAGCAGGGTATAAATTCGTTATGATTAACGCAGGGTACGGTAAATATCTGCACCAAAAAGATTCTTACTTTGAGATTAACTACAAAAATGCAAAATCAGCTGGACTTAAGGTAGGAGCTTATTGGTATTCCTACGCTATTTCAGAAAATGACGCCAAGGAAGAGGCTAAGGTATTTAAGCAAGTTATCAAAGGTAAGAAATTTGAAATGCCAGTGGTATTTGATATTGAAGATAAGGTGCAGAAAGAAATTTCCCAGAAAAGAATAGGTCAGATTGTAACAGCTTTTTGTACGTCAATGGAAAAATCTGGTTATTTCTGTTCACTTTATAGTTATGCCGATTGGCTGAAAAGCAAAGTGCCTTTAGCTGTAAGAAAAAGATTTGATGTATGGGTAGCACATTTCGGAGTTTCAAAACCAGATTACACTGCTCCCCATGGAATGTGGCAATATACAAGTGCAGCTTCAGTTCCAGGGGTGCATACCCGATGTGATTGTAACATAGCTTATAAAGACTATCCAACAATTATCAAAAACAAAGGGTTAAATGGGTTCAGTAAAAAATCTAATGATTCTTCAAAAACAAATAACAAGCCTGATAGTTCCGAAAAAGTTATTACTTATGTTGTAAAAAAAGGAGATACCTTGTCTGCGATAGCTGCTAAATATAAGACTTCTGTTTCAAAACTGGTAAAGGATAATTCAATAAAAAATCCTAATCTTATTTATCCAGGCCAAAGAATAAAGATTAAGTAAGTGGGGTGTTGTTACTTGAATGGAGCAACGATTACACTCTTAATCGGAGTTATCTCTTGCATTATTGGTGTTTTGACTTTTATTTCTGGACGTATTTCAAAAGCTGAGCAAGATGGAAGATTATCCGAAAAGCTTGATACTTGTGCAAAGGGTATTGAGGAAATTAAAATAAAGTTAGACGGGCAAGAGTTCATTCAAAATCAACAAAATGTTATGATTAACTCCCATGAAATAATTTTAAAAAACCATACAGAAAAAATTGAACATATTGAAAATACCTTAGAAAATTTAAAGGGAGGTAGCCATCAATGAACCCTGAGAAGGAAAATGCTTTAAATGAAAGCTTGGCCATGACGAAGTTAACGATCGATCTTTTAAATCAAAAGAAAAAA